ATGGCAGCACTCACTGACGCGAAACTACGTAATCTCGTAAATAAAAAAGATTCTCCGTGTACATTGTCTCACAGAGACGGCTTGCGCGTAAAACGAAACATGAGTGGTGTTGTACTTTGGCAGTATCGATGTAGGTTTGAGGGTAAACAGGTCATTATGTCTTTAGGCCACTATCCTCATGTCAGCTTGAAGGATGCGCAAGACTTAGTCCCGTTACTAAAAGGGTGGATTAAATCAGGGCTAGACCCACGCGTAGCATATAAAAAACACTTACTAGGTGACGTCTCAGAACCAACCGTTTCTGATCTTGCTAAAAACTGGTTGGAAGTAAAAGTTCCAAGCTACAAACCAAAAACACAAGAGCTATATACCCATCACCTATCTAAGTGGATTATCCCTTACCTTAATGAAGTCCCAGCGAACGCAATGACGCCAATCTTATGGACCAAATATTTTGACTTAGTAACAGAAGAGGGAACGCCAAAGCTCGCGGGTAATATGCTTGTAAGGCTAAAGACCATATTACGTTGGGCGGCAATGAGGGGGGAGATCCCTCAAGGTAATACATTGTTCAACTTACAAGTTAAAGATATTGGGGAGCCGGCTACAGTAGGCCAGCGCTTTTTGCAGTTTAATGAGATAGCATTGTTGTGGCGCCAGATAGAACAGGCCAAAGCAACTCCCGCAAACAAGGCGTGCTTACAACTAATCTTTTTAACCGGTGCACGTCAGTCGGAAGTCAGGCTAATGAAGTGGGAAGACCTCGACCTGCAAAATAATATTTGGACAGTGCCACCTGAAAACTCTAAAACAAACCAGGCAATACGCCGCCCAATTAGCAAAAAGATGCATCAAATACTCGATAACCTTGCTCTGGTTTACGGTAAGAGTGGAATAGTCATACCAGGCAGTAATCCAAATAAACCAATCACAACCCATGCAGTAAACAGATTTTGTGCACGTATGTGGCAACATCTAAATGAAAACCATAAAGTCGCTAAGTTTGTGCCACATGATGCCCGCCGTTCTTTGAGCACATTATTAAGTGAACAAGAAGTATTGCCGCACGTAACAGAGAAAATGCTTGGCCATGCTATGCGTGGTGTTATGGCTGTGTACAACAAACATGATTACTTAAAAGACCAGGCGAGTGCATATGAGTTGTATTGGGATATAATAGAGAATTCTATTTTAAAGCTTTATCGATAAATAATAAATTTAAGGAAAACGCATTGAAGACCAAACGATGGGATGAAGAAATTAAAATTGATAGTATTAGCTACCCAGCCGACAAGTTAAACCGAAAGACAGATGCAGACCTACTGACTAAGGTTCTATTAAACAGATATGAATCAGGCAAAGAACAATCGAACAAATCATCATATGTACTCAACCTCAATGCGGAGTGGGGGGCTGGAAAAACATACTTTGTTAGGCGTTGGTGTGAAGATTTAAAACAAAATCACCCTGTTGTCTACATAGATGCATGGGCAAATGACTTTATGGACTCACCTGTCATTACAGTTCTATCTGAAATCAAAGAACAGCTACTTGAATCTATTGACCAAAGAAAGGTAACTGCTCCTGCGAAGCTGCGGCTGAAAAATATTGGGTATAGTGTTCTACCAAAAATACTAGCAGCCCTTGTAAAACGATATGGTGGTTTTGATATTAATGAGCTGTTAGAGGAGGATAGTACCAGTCAAAAAACTGAAACTGAAAGCAAAGAACTCGATTTATCCAAAGCTATGGAGGCAATGGCATCACAGGCGTTTACCGAATATAGTCAATATAAAGAAGGTGTTAAAACACTCAAAAAAACAATAAAAGAGCTGATGAAGTACTCTATTGATAACCCTAAAGAAAACCTTGTTGCTTTAAAACGAGATTATCCAGTTTTTGTGTTTATCGATGAGCTAGATCGTTGTAGACCTACATATGCGGTTGAAATGCTTGAAGCTATTAAGCATATTTTTGACATAGAAGGTTTGGTGATTGTAGTTTCTACTCATACGGAAGAATTGCAGCATACAATAAAAGTTTTGTATGGTAATGACTTTAACGCCGATGATTATCTTCGTAGATTCTTTCATGCTAAATATCACCTCAATGTTCATTTGTCAGAAGAGTTAATTAAAGCAAACTGTGACTTGAGATCCATAGACCCTAATTGCTTTACTGAGAAAAGTATCGTTTTGTTTCCTGTAGTTCAAAATCTTAAGTATCAAGATCCAGACTCTTATAGAGATTCAATAGTAAAAATTGTGGCTAAAGTTGCTAACTGGATGGAACTTTCTCCGAGATCTGCTATTCAATTAACAGAACGGCTAATTGTTTGTATTGAGCTGTTAGAGAATGGAAAATCGTATGACATCATATTGATTAGCTATTTACTTGCTATGTATATGTTTGATTACAATAGAGCTTATGAACCTGTTTCGAGTAAAATTATATCCGAGGGCACAAACTTTTATATAGGTAAAAATCAGGAGCAATATTTATTTGATAAATTTCAAACTAAGCTTGGCATTAGTTTAACTGAACTAAGTTCAGAGTTAATACAATTGCATGACTTATCAAAGACACTTGACCAGTGGTATTATTGTCATAATCGAAACCAAAGAGTCATCGATTATGACAGCGAATCTGCATTGAGGGGACTTTCTCAGGCTTCAGCACAGTTAACTATTTCAAATTACTTTGATATTGTCTTAGGTTTAGAAAATGTCGATTTTGATACTGGCTTGTCATTAAGAAGGTTGGTCGATTATGACGGGCGAGGAGATATGGAAGCAAAGGCAGGAGCAAAATATATGATGCTGTATTATGGTTTAGCAAATACTAGATTGAATGAATATATTGAGCTAATTGAATTATCAAGCAAGTTTAGAGAAAACACTTTATGATTAGTCTACCTCATTTGTGAGTGATGTTCCTTAACTTTCCCCTAAACTCCTCCATACTCACTACCTGCCCAGGGGGCTTCTCTTTGGGCTTTTCATACTTCTCATCCACAACTGGCAAACCTCTATCTCCAAGCACCAAATACACGTACCCATCAATATAAACCCCCATAAAGTCGCCTTGTACATCAACCCAGTCACCACCACCAAACAGAGCTGTTCCATTCTTGATGCCAATAATGTTATGCACGGTTACACACTCAAACTGACGTGTTCTAAAGATTGACGTAAACCCACGAAACTTTAACGACTGGCTTGTGCCATCAGCCATAGTGCACGCCACGCTATCGCCAGTAATACAACTGGTCTTGGCTGCTAAACCGCCGCTGGTTAGGTAAGTGTGTCCGTAATTGAACTTAAATTTTACAACAGGCATATCGAATACTGGTTAAATATACAGTTATTGTATTTTGTGCAATTGTTATAGTTAGATCAACAGGAAGGTCAAAATTGACCTATCCACAGAAAAAGTGAAAAGCCTGTTATTAACCCTATAGCGGTGACAAGGGTAAACAGTGCTGAAACAAACGAGCAGTAAACTTTTTTGAGCTGCAAATAACAAGGAGAAATCTATGTTTAAACGTCTATCAATTGTTTGTCTCATGAGTACTCAACTACCATTTATCGCCATGGCACAAGACACCTGGCGGGGCTTGGTTATAACAGAAGAAAACCGCTGTTCACCATACGATAAGAAGAAACAATACCCATACTCCCAAAGCGTTGAAGATGACATTGTAGAAGAAATGGACGGGTTGGTTTATGGGCCATATACAGGTCGGTATTTTGAATCAGACACTTCAACAGACATTGAGCACATCGTCGCTGCATCTGAAGGGCACGACAGTGGATTGTGCGATGCATCAGCAGAAACCAGAAAAGAGTTCGCGAGTGACTTGCTCAACCTTACGCTTGCCGCACCTGAAATCAATCGGTGTGGCCCTGGTGGTAAATGTGGTTATGACGCAGCAGAGTGGTTACCCAATAAAAACAAATGTTGGTTTGCAAACCGCATTGTAGAGATAAAAACCAAATACGCCTTAAGCGTCGACCAAGCAGAAGCAAATGCACTAGAAGCTGTTTTGAGCAATTGCCAAAGCGTTGCGATGATTTTCTATCCTGAAAATAATGATTTACCAAGACAAGATGCCTTGGCATTATATGATGATAACGAAAACGGGCAGATAAGTTGTACGGAGGCCCGAAATCATAACATCGCGCCGGTGACCCGTGCTCATGTTGCATATCAATATATGAGAGATGCGGATGGTGATGGGGTAGTGTGTGAGTAGTAATAAAGGACTCAGTGAGTCGAAAATGAGCTTAGGTATTAACTAAGCTCGCACTGCTCGCAAATATGGTCTATTTTTTTTCTGGTTAGCTCCCAGCATTCACTGTCCCAATCTTTTTCTTTCAACAGTTTGACATATTCTTTTAGCTCTTTTTCTACGTTGTCCATGAATTTTTTTGCGTTGATAGTTTTTGTTTTTTGATTAAATAGGACTTGCTCTTTTCGATTTATTTTCCACCCGCCTGTTGTTTCTGCCTGATGTAGAAGACCGCATCGAATATGTTTATAAAATTCACCGTGGTAATCTTTTAGCTCACCGAAGTGCTTAGATTGCTCAAAAAAACTTCTGAAAGCTTGTGAGCTTTTTCCTTTTGAGTTTGGCCACCCAAGGCGAAATGATTCGAGGGTTTCAATCATAAGACAAGTTATTGCCATCATACTAAATCCATGTTTAGCGCTGTTGTTATGAAACGGCTCTAAATATCTTTCTGAAAACCGTGTCTCAATCAAGTCTGCAATGCCAATTTTATCTCGATCCTTAACCATTTTTCTGTATTGAGCAACTGTAACTGTAGAGTTTAATCTAGTCTCATCAGACATAATGAACCTTATAATTATTCCTTGATGCATTTGATTTAAGAATATAGCATTCCGCGTTCATTTGTATAGCGCAAGATAGTTATACTCTGAAAGGATGGAGAGTTCATAAAGGTACACTTCGTACTATTGTGAAACGTCATAATATTTAAAATTAAAAGGGTAAAAAGTGCGGGTAACATTTGTATTAGGGTTATTAACACTATTGGCTTCTTGTAGTCAGGAAACATGGATTTGCGAATCTAAAGGAAAAACAATGTTCTCTAAGAGTTCATCTGGAAAAATTGGAAGCGCTAGAAAAGGTTGCTCGTGTTCAGAAATTCGAAAGTTTGAGCTACGAGAGTTTGCCGAAGTAGACGAGGCAGCTTTAAAAAAAGACTTTGGATGTTAATTTTTGAAATTAACTTTCATAATTAGAAAATCGAAAACCATACGATATCAATAACAAAGCTTCTAGGCGAATTTATAATCACATCAACACAATTGGAAATAAAATACTAAAGGAGTATTTCTATGATATTAAAAAGAGTGAAGCAAAACTTAAAACTATCAGTAATCCTTCTCTCGACAATTAGCTTTGGGGCTTATTCATCAAATGATGATACAGCTCCACTTATAGAGATGCTTATAATTGATAAACATACTGGCGCTTGCGGAATGATTCAACAAATGGCTTCCTTCCAGAGCTCAACAAAAATGGAAGGCGGTGCAGAGTTCATCCAACGGTTCGTCAATACTGAAGCTGCTAGATTAGGCAAAACATCCAATGAGTTCATTAAGGAATGCGAGGAATCTATTGCACGATACTCAGGAACAATGAAAGCACTTGGATATGGTGGCTAGCACAACACCGTTCTGATATATCCGTCATATATTACAGCGCTTGCGGAGCAAACTATTTTCTCCGTTAGCTCTTTATCCCACGCTTTTTAGTTCACTCAATAGCTATTCACTACTTGATTAATAAATACTGTTTTTTTATCCAGTACGTTCTTGCCCGTTGCACAGCGTTTGAGCTAAACTAGTGCAATGGTTGTTACATTTGAGTAATTAAGTTAACATCTTGGTAATGTAAATAGGGACGTATTCATAACTACAAATAGGAAATACCAATGAAGCTCAAAAAGAAAAGCTTAATCGCGCTATCACCAACTCTTTTAGATCGAGTTGCAGGTGGAACGGGTGGCGGCGGTGGCGGTGTAATCCCAACCCAGCAAGCAAAAGCTCTATAAATAAGGATGTGAACCGATGAAGCTCAAAAAGAAAGATATAAAAGCGCTTTCACCTAACCAGCTAACCAAAGTTAAAGGCGGCACCGGTGGCGGGGGAGACGGTGTAATTCCAACACAACAGGCACAGGGTAGTGAGAATGGTCCGTTCTGGGTTTATCCCGATTAACATGGAGTGGTAGGTATGAAACTTAAGAAACGAAGTTTAAAACATTTGTCAGAGCACGGGCTAAGAGCTGTTAACGGTGGAGGAGGTGGCTCTAATGGTACAGTTGAGCCCCCTCAAGCTATGGGTTTGGCAATTAAGCCGACAGTAAAAGCTTTATAAACCTTGGAGCATCAAAAGCATGATACTCAAAAAAAGAAACTTAAAAAGGCTTTCTCAACAAGAGTTAGGTGTTGTTTTTGGATGTGGAAGTGGGGCTGGTACTACGGCTGAACCACCAGTTGCAGAGCTAATTGCAAAGAGGACAAAACCTACTACCAAGGTTTATAAATATGGAATGAAAATATGAAGCTCAAGAAAAAAAGTTTAAAGCAGCTAACTACACAAGACCTCAGAAAAGTTGCGGGCGGGACTACTCATGATTCTAGCGAGCCACCTGTTGCTGAGCTAATTGCACTTGTGTAAAACCTATAACCAAGGTTTTACAAGTATGGAATTTAAAAATATGAAGCTCAAGAAAAAAAATTTAAAGAAGCTATCCACAAAAAACTTGTACGCCGTAGTAGGTGGGACAGGGGGCTCTAACGATACGGAAGAGCCACCCCAACTAAAAGCAGCATTATTTAAGTTACCTGTGAGTTTTGATAGCTAAAAACTCTAGATAAAGTAGTTTAAGGAAAAGCATGAGTGAAGCTCTAGTATATATAGGCTTGATGATTAGGGTTTTAGAAGTATTTGTTGTCGTATTTTTACTTCTTCAATTTAAAAAGCACAAATGGAGCCTGTTTTTTGGTGGAAAAAGTAGCTTAAAAACTATTGATGATCATGAACTTCACTCATGTTTTATAGCCGCTTTATGTGTAGTCGTTTTTCATAATGTTGGGAACACATTAGCGGCACAAGTGCTTGCGTCTGGTATGGAAAAGCTAGAGCTTAGGCGCATCTATTACTTTATTTTGATGCTCAATAGCTTCGCATGTTCGATTGCAATTTATTTTTTGCATTCATTGCGTCATTGCTCGTTTTCAAAAACGGCCAAAAGGTGTTTGTATTTAGCGATTATTACGGCGAGCTTATGCTTTATGCAACTAATTGCTAGAGGTATATTTGACTACAACGCTTTTTCACCGTTCTATAAAATTGCTTTACTAGGTTGCAATATTACTACGTTAGTAGTGGTTGCTCTACACCCAGTTAAAGCGTACAAAAAACTAAAACATAATGCTAAGGAAGCGTAATGGGACTGATCATCATAGGCTCTTTGATTATTGTCAGTATGATAATCCTTGCAATTGTAAGTATTTTCAAGAGTCATTCTAATAATAGGTTAGAAATATTATTAGGAAAGTACGTAAAGGAATCTAAAGTTTATACAGCGTCCAATAAAGCGCGATATGATGATAGAGAATATCAACTTGGTAAAGCGCATGTCATTGTAATGAATCTTGGAGAGGCACTTGAAGAAAGTGACTACCTTAAACAAATCGAAGATGTTAGAACTATTCACGAAAGTGCTATCAACTACAGGAACAATGCATTGTCTAACCCTGTTCTGCTGCAAGCAAAAGAAGTTCGACGCCCTATACTAAGAGTTATTAACAAATAGCTATAACTTCCAAACGCAACTATAACTTAAATTGGTTTTATACCCTTTGATATTTTTTTTACTAACTCTTTCTATATAAGCCCTGACTTCCACATCAAAGTCATCGGGATTAAAAACTGTAAACTCGTGAGCTATTACGCCTTCTTCCTGATGCGGTAATAAGAAGGTTTTAATTTTTATTTTTTCACTCAGCTTTCCATTTTCATTTTTGAAATATTCGTATATTAGATTTATATGCTCTTCATACCGTGTAAAGTCTTTACTTAGCTTATTTATAAACTTTAATAATTGTTCAAAAGCATAAAAATGATTCGATAATTCAGTTTTACTATAATGTTCAAAGAATGTGTGATCTAATCTCGCTCGTCCACTCTTATCAGTCAATACACTATCTTTATTGTTTTTTTCACATAGTGAAATTGTTTCTACTATTTTACCTAAGTTTTCATTTACCACTAAGAATAAACTAATCACTTGGTTGTACCTGAATCTTAAGCCATGAAGCTGTCCAATCACAACTTCGATGCCCTTTATTTCATTGATTAAAAAATTAAGTTTATGTATATTAAATTTCATTTCTTTAAAATAATCTATTGGCATATGTTCGACATTAATTGCTCTGTCAACTTTACTGTCTAACTTTGCATTTATTAGTTTGTGTTTCAACATGATGAAACATATTACTGCTTCATAGTACTCAGCATAAAACTCGTAAAATATATCCCTTTCTTCTTCTAATCTTTTCCTTGTTTCATCTTCTATCTGCTTTTTTCTGTTAAAAGAATAAGCCAAATATGCACCCCATAGGACTCCGGTGAAAGTTCCTATCCAAGTTGGGAATTCTAATATTGTCATACTTATATAGCATGCAGTCCCTTTGTTGCTGCATTGTTCACCTAAAGAAAGGAAAGAAGCTAAAAGTCCAATTAAAACAAGTGGTAAGCTAACAATGATGAGCTTAGTCACTGTATTTTCGAGGTTTATATATGATTTAGTCATTGGTCTTAGCTCTTGCTCCACAAATACAGTTAAGATAATGAAATTAAGAAATAAGTAGGTACCTTGCATTGCTCTATCTCAATACAAAGCTACTGAAATTCGTATTCACCTAGATGGGTAGAGATCACAGGGTTGTTTCCGAACGCGGTATTAACAATCCCCCCATTTTCAACTTTGCAATACTTTTGTACGCTTTCTGTACTTACGTATATTCCGCTTGTTGTTAGAAGACACTCATTCTCTCCATACTCAATACCAATATGTTCTAACATTTGGTACTTGATCATGTAGTCCCTAAACTCCCCATTATCAATATCTTTGTCAATACAGTTTAAGAACAAAAAATCTAACTCAACAGATGAAAATTGAGCCCTGATAAAGTTAGAGTATTGTTTCTTTTCGTCTATTTTTATTTCAGAATTGTCGATATACTTTATAATTTGGAACAGGTTTCTTGAGTAATGGCCAAAGTTATGATTCTCCTTTTTATTGAAGTAGTTATATATATCCTCTGGCGTCATATATATTGAGTTACTTGTATTAATAATCAGTGAAAACAAGTTTCTGAAGCTATTTCGCTTAATGAAAAATGGAGTGTTTTCTTTAAGCTGAAAATGTTCGTACCAATGATCATCCGCCTCATTAATTTTGAAATCTAGGTTATCGATAATTTCATTATGAAGAGAGACTAGATTAAAAAATGTATTTTCAAATCGTTGAATTTTTAATATCCTTTCTTGCTCTTTGAGAGATGAGGCAGATTTCGCTGATTCTTCCCTAGTCAACTTAAGCTCATTGTTACTAATTTCAAGCGCTAACACATTCTGCTCTATCGCTTTTTTTCCTTGCTCTAGAGAATGCTCACTTTGCTTTAGAGCAATATTGTTCTGACGTAAAGTTCTAATCAGAAAAAGCAAGCTGCAAAATGCTATGATTGGGTTTAGTATTCCACCAAAGAAATCACCTGTTGCTCCCCAGTCACTGATGCTTTTTGCGAAATTTAGTTCTTTTATAAACTCAATATTAAAGTTGAACTGTCCTACAAATAAAAAAGCACATAGTAGTATTAGTACTAGTATTACTGTTATAGAAGTAAATTCGAACCTCATTTTAAATCCATTCCTTGTTTGATTTTTACTAGCTTACTTTTTTATTGGTTGTGCTATTAACTTTCGCATCAATCAGCGGTTTTACTTCTTTAAGCAACAACTTACCGCAGTCATCGATATCAATGTTTTTCTCTTTGTTCACATGGAACCAGCCCATGTGGCAGAACATTAGAATCATGCCGACAGATTTGTCGATGAACTCTTTTTCGAATTCTTCTTCGGATAGTTCAGATTGAGTGTCAATTTCATCACCAGGCGCGATATTTCCAGCGTGAGGTTGTGTTTCACCTGTTATTAGCCAGTACCCATAAACTTTGCACTGAGGGTGCGAGACTATTTTTGCAATGACGGATGAAGGAGCATCTCTGTCTTCTTCATACCTCCTATATGAACCCATTGGTACTTCAACCATTTCCGCAAACTTTGTCTGTGAAAGATTTAGAAATAGACGTAATTGTTTCAATCGAGAATTAAATGAGTTTGACATTTGTCCTTATCCGATCAATTCTAAGTGTGAACCTTGTTTTTATAGACTCATTTTCTTGGTCGATGTTGAGTTTATAAGAACGCTTGTGTTGTAAAATTAACTATTTTCACTCTGAGATTAGCACAATATTGCTCTGATCGGGAATCATGAAAGATGGAGTTTTGTTATGAGTTCTACAAATCAATCAATACTTTACCGGACAACTCTGAAAGGAAAGGTTGTTACTGCGGAAGACAAATACTTAAGACCAAATGAAGCTGCCAAGATGTCTAGTCTTCATCGTACGACGCTTTACAAGTTAGAAAGCAAGTTTATGTACCCGCCAAAGTACTCTATATCCAACGGCAGAGTAGGCTTTCTCGAAGAAGACGTTACCGAGTTCCAGAGGCTTGGCGCCAAGCAGTTTTATCAAATTTACGGTGACAAGATTCGTGAAATTAAGGAGCAAGCAGCATGATCACTGAACAATCAATCAAATCACTTGGCTTGTCTCCTGAAGCTGAAAGTATTTTTATGACTATGCATCAGGAAATCGAAGCCCTTAACGAAAAGCTGGACGAAGGTGACGAGCGTTTGGTTTCAACTGCTGAGGCAATGAGCTACCTACGTATTGCCCGCAACAAGTTTTGTGACTTATCAAAAGAGCATGATGACTTTCCGAAGGCGGTTACTTATGGGTATACCCATTACTATCGGTTTGGTGATGTTAAAGCCTTTCGTAAAAAGCTGGTTGATGAAGCAAGAGCAGGAGGTAACTCATGATTTCATTAAGCGTAGTTGACCAACTTAATGTACCTGACGACGTAAAAGGCATTATCTCTTTGGTAGTTAGGGAAAACATCGAGCTAAAAGAGCAGCTCAAAGAGGGTGATGACCGCCTTATTACAACTGCCGAGGCTAAGGAGATTTTACTCTGTAAACATAAAAAGTTTTGGGATATGGCGGCTAATTACGACGACTTTCCCAAAGTGATTAAGTTTGGCAGAAATTACTACCGCCTTGGTGATGTTAAAGCATTTCGTGATAAGCACATTAAAGGCATAAACGGGGAGGCTAAGTGATGGGACAGCCAAACCAACTTCAAACAGTACCAGAATTAGCAGTTATCAATGGCTCAAAGCGTGAGCTACCTGCTTGCTTTTTAAATGCACGCAAGCAGCTAAAAGGCGACTTTAACAGCCCAAGCCGTATTTACGCTCAGCTCCCAGAAAGACAAAAGTGCCTGCTTTGTTTTGCCGCCGGCTTTAGCAGAACACAAGTAGGCATGCTTTGGCATGAAATGAATAATGACCAGAGACTTTCTATCCGAGACGCGATAATAGAGTTTAGGGGCCTTTCTCAGCAGTTTTTTGATGCTAAGGCAATTGACCCACAAAAGTTTATTCAAGGCAGCAGTTTCGCCAAAGTTAACTAAGCAAAAGCAAGGAGCTATCATGTTTAACTTTATTAAAAAGCTGTGCTCTAAAAACCAATACACAAAGCGCCGCCTTAACAGCGGTTACCCCGAAGTTTATGACAGTTATATGAAAAAGTGGGTGCTGCAAAAGCTCACAAAGCTTTCATCAGAAGACTATGCCAAGTTGCCCAAATGCGATGATGTAAACGAATACAAAGTAAGGAAAGCGCTATGAGTTCTACAAACCCTTTCGATTGCATCCACTTTGTGTTTTGTAAAAAACAACCCAAAACACTAGTCCCGAACCTTTTCATCATTTAACCAAAGGACCTAAGAAATGGAACATATCAAAGACCAAGTTGCGTCTGAAAAACATTTAAAACTGTCTAAACGACAAAATTATATGCCCCAAGCAGTTAAATCTGCTGTCAAAAAGTTAAATGAAGTAATTCAAAACAGATGGAACTTTGAATACCAATTTTCAATGCATCAGCTCAAAAGCTGGTTTGATACTGTTGCTGCATTTTCTTCTGAGTTGTTTAACAGATTGAGAAAACTATATTCTAGCCGCCGTACAGAAAGCTGGCTAGCGTATATCACTTATGAAGGTGAAATACAGACAAGCAAAGGCATATTTATCAAACGACAACCCGGAAATTACATCCACAAGCAAGCCCCGGTTTTAGTGGGTCAACTAGACATACCTTTCTAATAACCAAGGACTAAGAAAATGACATATATCAAAGACCAAGATCTGCCTGAAAGTCAGGAATTAGTGCACGATATGGCTAATTTACTTTGCGAACAAGCCAATGAAGCAATCAATTTAATCTGCAAGAGAGATACAAGTAGCGCTCGCATTTCATGCGAGGATGTTCTGATTGACCTACTGCCAATGGCCAAGCTGTTAGACACATATTTGACGACAGGATTATCAAGTGGAATCTCAAATGCTATCGAACAGCTCTTAGAAAATGCAGAGAGCATTACCAAAGTGGAGGTGGTGCTGTGATCTCTGAAAATGAAATTGTCGTTGATAATTTTGCCGGTGGTGGCGGAGCATCTACAGGAATGGAATTAGGGTTGAACCGCCATGTAGACATCGCAATCAACCATGATCCTGCGTCGATTGATATGCATAAAGTCAATCACCCTGAAGCTGAGCACTATTGCGAGTCAGTATGGGATGTTGACCCTGTTGAGGCCTGCGGAGGGAGGCCGGTTGGATTAGGTTGGTTTTCTCCTGATTGTCGTCATTTTTCAAAAGCAAAGGGGAATCGTCCGGTTGATAAGAATATACGTGGCTTAGCATGGGTCGTGGCTCGTTGGGCTGCATTAGTTCCGTTACGTGTGTTCATGCTCGAGAACGTTGAGGAATTCTTGACATGGGGGCCTGTAATTGAAATTGAACCTGGTAAGTTCAAACCTTGCCCTAAGAGAAAAGGCGAGACATTCGAAGGTTTTGTAAAAGCTCTGTCTACCGGCTTAGAGTTGAATCACCCCGCTTGGAAAGAAATTTACCATAGCTTATTCAGAGCAAACTTTAATCAAAAAGAAAAGCTAACTATTTTTAAGCGTTTAAAAGCGGGATTAGGATATGACTTAGAACACCGAATTTTGTCGGCTTGTGACTTTGGTGTACCAACGACCAGAAAACGTCTATTTATGGTTGGTCGAAATGACGGTGAGCCAGTAGTGTGGCCGAACCCTACACATGGTCCAGAAAGCAGCGGTTTAAAGCCGTTTAAGACCGCAGCTGATATTATTGATTGGTCTATTCCGGTACGCTCTATTTTTGGTCGAAAACGTCCATTGGCCGATGCAACTATGAAGCGCATTGCAAAAGGCATTGAAAAGTTTGTTAACTGTGATGACCCCTTTATTGTTCAACAAACTCAGATTGTTCCATTCATAACGGAACATGCTAACGCGTCGAACCAGCGTAATATGCCTACTACTGAGCCTCTAAGAACTATTTGCGCTCAAGTCAAAGGGGGTCACTTTGCTTTGGTGGGTGCCGAGCTTCAAAAAATCCCTAGTTTTGACGAGTGGTACCAGAAAACAAAGGGCTACGGTGGCAGTCGTGAAGAGTACGATAGCCTCTATGGTAACGGTACTATTACATCGGGTTTTATAGCGAAGCATTATACAGGTGTAACTGGTTCTGATATTCGAGATCCGCTTCACACAATAACCACGGTAGATCACAATGCGCTTGTTACCAGTCACATTATAAAACTGCGCGGTGACAATGTAGGACATAGCGCAAATGAACCGCTTCATACGATTTCGGCAGGAGGTAATCATTTAGGTGAGGTGCAAGCGTTTCTAATCAAATACTATGGAACAAGCGACGCCCAATCAATTGATGCTCCACTTGGGACAGTGACTACCAAAGATAGATTTGGTCTAGTTACAATCAGAGGGGAGAAATACCTTCTTGTTGATATTGGAATGAGGATGCTAGAACCTCATGAACTTTTTGCTGCTATGGGGTTCTCTGCAAACTACCAGATTGGTCATGACTCTCAAGGCAAAAAGAACACAAAGAAAAACCAAGTTGCTAGATGTGGAAATGCGGTTTGTCCGCCTGTAGCACAAGCATTAGTTGAAGCGAATTTTAAAGCAGATATACGACAAGTAGCGGCCTAGTTTTTCATGAGTATTCAACCTATTGACGTTGATACACTTAATTTAAGCGGGCTAGCAAAAGGTGTATTAGCGTCAATTACCGATATAGACGATTACAAGTACTTAGCTCGCGGACTCTCCACATTACCTATCCCATTGCAGGGCCGTATGGCCCGTAAATACATTGACCGCTATAACGGTAAAAAAGCAGGTAGCAAATACAAAGCTAATGAATGGATGCGCCGCACTATCAAGCGTTTAAAACCTCGCTTTGGCGTGTTGTTCAGGATTGCTCAAAGTATGCCTTTTCCCTGGCATATTTTGAGCAGTGTTGAAAAGACGAAGGGCCACGCAAGGCTTGTTGCAACTGAAGCTATGCAACTGATGATTGATCTTGCTGATAGCAATACTGAACTTTCATATAGAGAGTTATTAATAGAGACGCATATAGCTTTAAAGGCATTCGCTAAGCCACTCGGTGTTAGAGTGCCATTTTCAAATACAAAGTATTCAAAATTACCAGATGTGCTGTTGCAGTCGACATTGCTTAAATTAAAGTGCGATAAGTGGTGGGCTAGGAAGCTAAAGTTAGTGCGCCGCCAGTATTTAGAGCTTTTGGAAATCTCAACGGGCCAAGTTGGAAAGGACTTGTTTTATAACCCGAGGACCAAAAAGAACTCCCGCAAAGGTATTTCTCCTTACTCAAGCAAGCTTGCTCAACAAGAGTACATTCAATCAGAAAAGTCTGGTTTGGAGTTTTTGAAATTAATGGAACTAGAGGGTTCCGACGGCACTGTAATTGATTTAGTTGAAGCTGCTAAGTCGGGTATGGCAAACCCCAAAAATCGACGCAATGAATTGATGCTTAGGATTCGTGAAACGGAGGAACTGGCCGACGAAATGGGTTATGTTGGCGTGTTTCTTACCCTTACCGCACCATCGCGTTACCACGCAAATAGTCAAAAATGGTCAGGAACCACACCCAAAGATGCACAATCTTACTTAAACAGGACTTGGTCACGAGCACGCTCGAAGTTAAACAGGCGAGGACTTGATTATTTTGGTGTACGTGTTGCTGAACCTCATGCTGATGGCACTCCGCATTGGCATATGATGCTATTTATGCCCAAAAAGAAGATGCAAGAAATCATCGCAATTTTGCGCTGGTACTTTATCCAAGAAAACAAGCAAGAATTATATGAAAGGCGGGCAGACAGGCCCCGTCAATTCAAGCTATACAAACAAAAGCGCAAAGAGTGGGGCTTAAAGAAAAAGCTAGGTAAAAAGGCAAAGGAGCCTAGCAAATTCTATAAAACGTTTAACCCGCGATTTGAAGCTGTGTTGATTGATAAAAGCAAAGGCAGTGCGGCCAGTTATATAGCTAAGTACATTTCAAAAAACATTGATGGATATATGTTACTAGATCATCAAGACGCAGAAACAGACGAAGGTTTTGCTGAATTTGATGAAAAGGGCAAGGTTAAGAAAAACAATATAAACCCTGTTCGAGCCTGGGCGAGTGTTTGGGGTATTCGTCAATTTCAATTTTTAGGTTCACCAAGCGTTACTGTTTATCGTGAATTGCGCCGACTTCGCAATGAATGTGATGACCAGAATATTGAGCCTATTAGGTATGCAGCAAACGAGGGGCACTGGAAGGATTACGTGAAACTGCAAGGCGGCATGTCTGTGGGTAAAGATGCCAATTTCAAACCGCTGTATGAGTACACTGAGTTTGGCAACGACTACGGTGAAGTTGTTCAGCGTATAAAGGGGGTTTTGCATGCTGCTAGTGACAGCTCTATCGTCACTAGGTTGGTTGAATGGACCAGACAACTCAAAGGTACCGCAGAGAAAAACGCGCGTGCAGACAGCACCCCCGTCGGCGCAGCCGACTATTCTTGGACTAGTGGGAATAACTGTACGCCTTGCTCGACAGGGCATAGCGACGAGTTAGTGCTAGATATGCAAGGTTGCAGCGAAAATGAGATCAGAGACATTAAAAATGATCTCTTAGCAGGAAAAAGGATCATGAGAAACGGCTATATTTACCTAATAAGGGGAGGGCAACTCCTCATATTGGATAAAAAAGCCCAGGTTAACTCACTTAAACAAGACTACATCAAGCATGTAGCGCATTCACTCGCCCAAAAAGAGGCGGAGCAGCAGCGATATGAAGCCCAAGAGTCGGCAATTGCTGATTGGGATGTGCTTAATGAAGATCAAATTGACCAGATAAAACGAACTGGCCACGTTGTCGCGGGTCGTCGAGTGTATTATATTGTCGGCAACAAGCTTAACTCTTTCAAACGTATAGAGTTAAACGACATGGAGCGGGTAACTACGCCAGCAGCACAAGATGTGCATTGGCAAAAAGCTAGGGAAATTGTAGACCTCGCCTTTACCTATGCTCAATTAGAAGAACGAACAATTCCATCCAACACCATATACGGCCACAACCGAAAACTCGGTAAAGGTTTAGATCTGATTGGTGATCTTGAGCTTGCCCAATTAGCCGTTGAAGGCCAAGCAAGTGCGATTAGCGATAACGATTGGTGGGGGATAGGGATGATGGCTTAAATTCATTTACTTTAAAGGACATTTGATGCGTAGTTTTTTTATTCTCATGAGCATTGCCATTTTTGCGATGCAACCTGTATTGGCTGATGAGAAACAGAAAATTGTTGGACAAAGCAATAACCAAAATCAGCTAGTCCACATTTCTCTGGCTCAGCAATTGGGAGCTATTCAAAATAAGCTTTCTGATCTAGATGAGAAATTAAAACAGCAAAACACTTTGAATGGTGACGCTAAAAGTCTGGAAGAAACTTATAACGAGTTAAAACTTCAGCTTGAAGAGTTGAAGCTTCTTTTAAACCAAAAAGAAACAATACTGCAAAATAAGTTAAGCAATCAAAAAGAAGTCATAGAAAGTAAATTTCTTCATAAAGAGCAAAATCAAGATAAACAGCTGGCTAACTTTAATAGTCGAATATCTGATCTAGCTTTGTACTTAACCTTAGGTTTAGGTGTCTTTAGTATTTTAATTACCATCCTAGCTATCTACTTGGGTTTATCTGCAAAAACAACGGCTATAGCTGAAGCAAAAAAAGCGGCAAATCAAGCGTCAGACGAACATATGAAGGAATGGTTAGAAAATAACCGCGAAGAATTAATAAAACAAGCTCAAGATTCATTTGAAGAAACTACAAAGCAATTGAAAGAACGCTTCGATGAATTTGAAGATGAGCAAAAGAAACAAGCCAATAAATTTGCAGAAATAAGAAATGTAAGAGCTAAATTGACAGATTCAATAACTTCGAAGACGAATAAATTAGATCACACACATTTTGAAAACTGTATTTTAGACGCTCAGGATTGGGTTGAAATTGGAAAAGACTACTTCCTAAACAATCAATTTAAATTATCAGAAATAGTATGGGACGTAATTCTATTTAACAGTTTACATGACAACGATGACCTAAAAATAGTTAAAGCTTATCTTCTTAAAGCGTTATGCTTAGGCGAGTTGGGGCAAAGCGAAAAAGAAATTAAGACCTATGACACCCTGATAGCCTGCTTTAGTGAGTCAATGAGCGACGCCATACTGGAACAGGTTGCTATGGGAATGCTCAATAAAGGAATTGTACAAAGCGAATTAGAGCAAAGTGAGAACTCAATAGAGACCTATGACGCTCTGATAGCTCGCTTTAGTGAGTCAGAGAACGACGCCATACTGGCACAGGTTGCTAAGGGGATGATTAATAAAGGGGTTGCACAGGGGGAATTGGGGCAAAGCGAAAACGCAGTTAAGACCTATGACGCTCTGATAGCCCGCTTTAGTGAGTCAAAGAGCGACGCCATACTGGAACTGCTAGCTAGAGGAATGATAAATAAAGGAATTAGATTGGGGAAATTGGGACAAAGCGAGAACGCAGTTAAGACCTATGACACTCTGATAACCCGTTTTAGTGAGTCAAAGAACGACGCCATACTTGAACAAGTAGCTAGAGGAGTGATAAATAAAGGAGCCAGACTGGGGATATTGGGGCAAAGCGAGAACGCAATTAAGACCTATGAAACGTTGATAGCTCTCTTTAGTGATTCAGAAAGTGAAGAAATACAAATATTAGTTACTCCAGTAAAAGATGAATTAAATAAACTAAAATCCGACTAATTCCATCTGCTCTTCACGTGAGAAATTCTTTAGTAACGACGCGGCCATTTGTGCCGTGTCTTTTCTTGGTGGGTTTAGGTAATGAGCGAATGCCAAGGTTGAAACAAAGGTTGCGCCACACTCTTTGGTATTAGTACAACTAACATATAAATTGCACACATGTTCTGACTGTTCTTCTCTTGAAGTTATTGTTGCTTTGCTACCACAGTTAGGGCAATTCACTCGCATTGTTACACCTTCAAACCTTAATCTGATACTGTGATTATATACAGTTAATGCCGTGGCGCAAATATCACCTCCAAAATGCATCCGAGAAACCAAAAGTGCGGAAAATTCACTCCTCCTCGCCTTCCGCTTTCGCACAAAAAATTGACGGCTTTGACATCGCCTGTGACACCGAGATTATGTGGCAACCTTTATACCTAAGGATCTGCCAGCATTTAGGAAAGGATCAGAATGTCAAACTTGTGACATGTTTTGACACATGAATGACAAGAAAGGATCCAAAATATTGGAAATACAACGAAAACCCATTTATATTAAAATTATTATGACTTAACTCATAACTATTTTATGAAATACTTATTTAAAGGAATGCAAAGCCCAGAGCGGTTCGAACTGCTTTTATCATTGACTCGGATTAGTAGTGAGAACGTAATTTCAGCGCTTAAAGATTATTTAGTGCGTGGCATGGATAAGAAAGCTGCGGCACTAACAAACCATGTTGAAATGCCAAACTTTTCAGCAGCGCTCAAAAAACTTGAAGAGAAGGCGGCCGTCGTTGAAATGATCAAAGAGATTGATGGTAAAAAATAACTTTTCCAGCCTGACAAACAAATGTTGTAGATTTTCGTAAAATGGGGCATATAGTACGTAGTTACCTATTAATTATGAGGGTAACTATTAGTGATAATTATATTACTGGTTTTACTTTACCATCTATATATTACTGGTCTTCTCTGGCTCGTAGCTGGCCTTTTTAAGTAATGCTCAAGTGGAAATAATGAAGGGGACCTTCATTATTTCCCTCTAAGCTTTTTGATTAATTTCAGAGGATCCTTGCTAAATCTTTGACCCAAATTATTCAACCCTTCAAACAAGTGTGGGGCCATGTACGCACCCACACCGATAAAGCCAGGTCGCGCACTTTCTGCAACTCCCAAATACTCGCAAAAACTTGAAACCAAATATGCCGCAAGCAAGGCCATAATGACGTTTATAAGATATCGTCCAAACGTGAATTTGTGTGTGCTTAAATGTAGCTGTATTGCAGCGGCAGCAAGCGCAATGAGACCAAACTTTGCTGCATGCTTTAAGCTTTCTAAATCAATCATGCGGCGTCCCCTTGCGTCTGCAATAAATCAGAGTAGCTAGGCACATTAAAATTAATATGTGCATAGCTGGGTAAGAACTCATTAATTGTCGCGATTTCTTGCTGAAGAGGTACAACTTCGTTGTTGTAGTACGCGCTGGTGATACGGTCTAAATTACCAAGTCCGGCGGATTGGTCTCCCGACATTTGCCCGCTGAGTGCTTCTTGTGCGCGGTGCATTGACAGCATATCTTGAGACGTGATTTTACGAATGCGCTCGAACTCGTCTTTTTGCGCGTGATCTCCAATTGGAATAATCTTAATCGCTTTTTCAGCGTCACCTTTTGCCGTTCGGTTGTTTATAAACATACTGCGGAAATTACCCGCACCTTTAGAATTCAAAATAGCGGCTTCGAGTTTGTCTTCTTCTTCCGGTGATAAGCTTGGGTCTGCCATTGAAAAGATGTAACCAAGATGAGCGCCATTTTTAAAATACTTACGTCGGAATAGGGTAGAGTCTTCGCTTAGAAGTGCAGATTGAATACCGCCATAATATTGCGGCATACCGTAAATCCCCTGCTTGGGGTCGTATTCTTTAATCTGTATAACTTCGCCAGCGTTGAAACGGGTAATACTTCCATCATTGTTAATCATGGCATAGACGCCTTTTTGCGTTGTGTAGCGCATTTTCATAGCGGGCAAATGGCGAACTCGTTTGAGGGTTCCAACTCGATTATAAATTGGCTGTAAATAAGCGTTGGCAAAAATCACATAGTCTTGTGCAAACTTGAGAAGTTCTTGCCGACTTATGTAGTTGTTTTGGATTAACCACTTTAAAATCATATTGCGTTTGAAATATAGAATCGGCCCATGCTGGGCGTTGACGCCAAGCAAACTGTATATGCCATCAAGAGAAATTGGTGGTTCGTACAAACCGTCACCGGTTTGAAATACACCTACATAGTCTGTGTAACGGTTATTTAAACAAGGTTCAGGATCACCAAATGAAAAGGTCCGTATCCCTCTGTTGTAGTTTGGTGAGCTACCCGCAGTAACATTTTTCATCCGTGGTTTTTGTGCTGTCATTAAGCTGCAATCCCTATTCGTGTTTTTCTACTTGAGCTATTACCGCTCAGAGGTTCGTATATCATCGCGTGCATAATTGCCCAAGCGATGTCTGCGTGACCTGTCTCCGCCGTGCGGTTACTGGCATAAATAATGTTTTCGCCCTTAACTTGTCTACGTACATTCATAAAGCTGGCTGAGACTTGTACATAATCTTTGTCAAACTCAAGCCTCCCTTCACCAATGACTTGCTGAGCCTTAATTACAAGCCTTGTTTTTAATTGTGGGCTGTAGTGAAGTGGCATAGCCGTTGGGAAAAAGTCCTCAATCATTTCAAATACACCGGAGCCAATTCCGGTAGTATCAACACCGATGTGTTGGACGTTGTAGCGCTCAGTTAGAGACTGAATGAAGTCGGCCATTTCTTGATATCGGTTACCAGTTAAATCGTGAGACTCAAGCAACCTGAATTTTTCACCAGGGCCGGGAAGGGTCAAAACTACCACTGTCGCGCGGTCAATTGTTCGTGCAGGGTCAAAGCCAATAAGAACAGGTTTGAAAGCCAATGGACGCGGCCAGAATGGGTCAAAGTCATCCCATTTACCACTGTCACCAATACACTTTTGAAGTTCCCTGATGTTGAATGCCGATTGTGCATCGTCGATAAACTTACACATAAACAGATTGTTATATGTTTGCTTATCAAATTCATTACGCAATAAATTGATGTCGATTTTGTCAAAGCCAGAATTGACCACATCGTCAACTGTGAGCATTTGTCGCCAAATGCCATCACCGCATAGCTTGCCGTTTTTAAGGTTTGAATGCTTTACATCAACTTCGAAGTTTTCATCATTACACGCCATTACCTTGCGGTACCAAGTGCCGTTCCAGTATGGGTAGGCTTCGTGACTTGTTACACTCGGGGTACTAAAGTAAGTCGTTCTGTATTCACTTTGTGTTGCCATAGCTTTGGCAACATCATTGAGCGATTTAAATTTAGGGATCCAGAACACTTCATCAATATATAAATCACCGCTAAATGATTGCGCTGAATTTCTATTTGTTGACCTGAAGATTAAAGAGGCTTGTTTACCATTGCCAAGGTTCATCGTAAGTGGTGAACCAGACAACTCTACATCAAAGTATTCTTTAGCGATTGCAATAATATTTGCTTTAAATATCTCGGCCTGATCACGGCTTGCCGATAAGAATATCTTGTTTCGACCATTTACGATTGCATCGTAAAAAGCTTCAAAACTAAAATAGAAAGTCGCACCAATTTGTCTTGGCTTTAATAGAAAGCGCGTTCTATGTTCTTGGTTTTCAAACCAGTGCTGTTGATGTGGGTAAAGTAGTGTGTCTTTTACTTCGTCCAGCTGCTCTTTTGTAATTGAAGAAACATCGTTCTTAAGCTTTTTGCCTTTCTTCTTACTTTTTGATGAACCGCTTTGGTTGTCTGTGTTGCGTACTTTTGGCGCAGGCGCATGATGGCTTTTATTTAAATCGCATTGGCACTTTATCAAAAAGCTAAGTTCTTTGTAGTCTGCATCTGTTTTATGTTCTTTTTCAGATAGCTTGACTATTTGGCGGGCAATCGCCATTTCAGCCGTGAAGCTTGGGCACTGTGCGTCCCAATCTTCTTTTTCCGCCCAGCGACGAATAGTACGGTCATTCGGCATTCCCTCACATTCGGCTATTTCAGCAAATGTGTAGCCTTCTACTACATATAAATCCTTCGCGCGTTTACGAACTTTCTCGTCGTATTTCGGTTGCATCCTGCATCCTAAAAATCATCCATGCAGGCATTTTATGTATTAAAAACTGTGATTTCCGTAACTCTACTTCCTAGAAGTTCCTAGAACGTAAAAATAGGAATTTCTAGGAAGTAAACCGTTGGAAACAATGAAAATTTGGGTGCACACTGCAATCAACTTAACGGAAAACAGCATTACAGGCTAGGAATGTCAGACTTAATTGTAAAAACGGAACCACTTTCAATTGCCTCAGTAGGTGACACGGTTGATGGTCGTGAAATTACCGATGCGGATTTGGACGCAATCATTGAAACTTACAATCCTAGGATGTACCCCGCAAGAATTAACTTAGACCATGAGCAGGAGTGGTCTGGATGGTTTGCTCAGCATATTTACAACGTCAATATCCCTTCAATGCTGGGCGATGTACTAGAGCTATCAGACGGTGTAAATGATGATGGTGTCCGTTGTTTGTATGCAGTTTTGCAGCCGAATGAATGGCTTATCAAGCTAAACAAAATGGACCAAGCAGTATTTTTCAGTATTGAGCTTTTCCCTGACTTTAGAAAGACAGGAAAGCCATACCTTGCAGGGTTGGCTGTAACAGATTATCCAGCATGTACATATACGGACAGACTGAAATTCAGTCGTGAAGTTAAAGGGATGAAAGTCGAATCAGACAAAGCGCTTCACAAAGTCAACTTTAAAATAAAGGAGCAAAAAAGCTCTTGGACAACAACGATATTCAGTAAAAAGGACGATCAAGTCATGGATGAAACTAAATTAGCTGTCGCATTTGCAGAGCAGCTTAGCGGGCCGTTATCACAATTTAGTCAATCACTCGATAACCTATCAACCAAGGTCGAGTCATTTGGGAAACAAGAGCAGGAAGCGCCACCAAAGGAAGGTGACGATAATCAGGATGACACAGAGCAATCGGAGGTGCTCGCCCAAATGACTCAAACCTTTACTCAAATGAGTGAGAAGCTAGAAGCGCTAGGCAGTAAAGTCGAAAAGTTGTCGCAACAAGATGCTCTAGAAACTACTGATGTAAATGACGATCATCTAGATGCTGAGCTCCCAGACGAGCCAATGTTATAAGGAATTGAGCAATGAAAACGGAAATTAGACAGGTATTTACTGAAGTACAAAGTCACATTGCTAAAGCATATGGCGTTGAGCAAGTAGATGTAAAGTTCAATGTTGCACCTAGTTTGCAGCAAACACTAAATGACCAAATTACTGAAAAAGCCGCATTCTTAAGCATGATCACTAATGTGATTGTGGACCAAGGTGAAGGCGAAACGATTTGGGGTGGTGTTGTCGGCTCCGTGACGAGTACAACCGATACCAAAAACGGTGGTGTCCGAAGAGCCAAAAATGTATTAAACCTAAAATCCAGTACATACAAATGCAATAAAGTGCATTCTGATGTTGCTATCCACTATGACGACCTAGACACATGGACACCTGCGTTCAAGAATTTCCAAGCTCGTTATCGTGGGTGGGTGCAAAAAGCGATTGCGCAAGACCGAATTAAAATTGGCTGGTACGGCACACACTATTCAGAAAACAGTGACCCAATTAAGTACCCTATGCTCGAAGATTGTAACGTTGGTTGGTTGCAAATTCTTCGTGACCAGTATCCTGCCAATGTCGTTTCTGAGTATGAACCAAATTCTGATGAAGTCAGAATTGGTGAGGGGGGTGACTACGTTAATTTGGACATGGCTGTTCATGATGCATTGCAATTAATTCCTGAACATTTACGAGCTGAACTCGTAGTTATGGTCGGTTCAGAATTGTTGGCCGCAGACAAAGCTAAACTCTACGAAAAGCACGGGTCAAACCCCAGTGAAAAACAACTCATCGAGCTGTCTGAGGTCAACAAAACCTATGGTGGGCTTAAAGCTTACAGCCCTGTCTTCTTCCCATCTCGGGGTATTTTCATCACAAGTTTTAAAAACTTGGTGATCATGCTGCAACGCAATACATGGCGTAAGCAGGTCGAAGATCGTTCCGATGTTGAATCAATCATTGATTGGAATGGTAGACGAGAAGGCTTTGGTTTGAACGTTTTAGAGGCAACTGTGCTAATTGAGTCCTCAAGCGTGAAACTTAAAAACCCCGCGGGTAACTGGTATTAAGGATAATTCATGAGCTTATTAAAACAACGACAGCAAGCCATATTAGGTCAACAAAAACAGCCAGTTCCAACACATGTAGTGACTGAGCACAAAATTAATCCAAGCCCTGTAACACATTCGCTTGAGTCTAATTTTCAGCATTTAGCAGAAGCAATGCAAGCAGATGTTGGCCAAGCAAAACAAATTAAAGACCGTGCAGAGCGGCGCTCATTCAAAGCGCAGGCTCTCGAACAACAAGGCTACTTGGAGCAACTCGAAACTTATCGTCAATCTGGTGAGCGATTTAATAATCCAGTACTTGCTTGGGTGTTTATTTGGCTTGCTGATTTGGGCCGGTGGCGTGATGTGATCAAGTGGATGCCTGTCCTCATTGAGCAAAAGCAAGCTTTGCCAAATAAATTTGACCGTGATAATTGGCAAACTTTTGTCATTGATGAAATTTACGAAGCAGCTAAAGATGAAATCGAATCAGACAAGTTTGATGTGCTCAACCCCAGTGAAATACAAGCATCATTATACCAGCTAGAAGCTTGGTTTAATGAGTTGGAGTGGGAACATCATGTTCATGCAATTGTCGCTGGTAAGCTTTTTAGAATCATTGGCGAGTATGAAACCGCCTATATGAATAAGGGCCGTGCATTGAAAGCACATTTAAGAGCCCAAGAGCTCAACGATGGTGCAGGCGTAAAAGGACACGCGCGAAAGCTTGCAAAAGAATTGAACGTCGAAATTGAATTTTAATCTCCAACGCCAGTGAGCAACTTAGCACTATGGTGACATAAATATGCGAGCCAGCAGTGACTAAGTGGCGCTCACACTAGGAGTGAATATGAACATTTCAGGTATGCCATTGGCAGATCAAACCGTAAATGACGTTGTGTTACCTGGCGAGGGTTATTACCCCAGCCTCAGTACCGCCGAGTTTACGCGTGATTACAATGTAGCGACTGAGTACGCCAATAAGCCTGACATGTTAAAGAGTAAATTGACGTTTGCTCGCGCTGAAGTAGAGCAGCAATTACAGCACAATAGACTGACGGTTAATCAGAGTTTGGAAGCTCAACAAGTCATGTTTTATCGTCATGCGGTGTATAGCAAAGCGAAAGCGGCACTATTAATTTCAAAGCTTGATAGTACGCATAGAGACAAAGCTTCACAGCAACAGCTCGCAGCCAATGAAAACAAAGAACACTGGGACTGGGAGAGTTTAAACGCTGTGCGCCTGTTAGTTGCTTTGACACCGAATTTAAGGGTGAGTCTGTTGTGAAAAGTAAATTGGAGCAGCTAAACGATTTTTTGCAATCCGCGCAGTATCAGGGGCGATTGATAGCAAATCCAGAGGCATTTGACTATTGGACTGAAGGCGGGAGAGTTGAGCCATGCTCAAAACGTATAGATGGTGATGGGATTGTTGCTGCACGGTTTGTATATCAAGGAACGATTTCTATTAATCCATGTTATGCGCCATCAGCACTTGTAAGTACGTTTGTTGCATGTTGGATGCAGGAACATTGCAGTCGGTGTGATAGTGAAAACTTTGAATTCTCAAATGATATGAACGATGACAACTCGTCGGATTTTGAACTCACTATTGCAGAGTTACACGAAGATATTGAGCTTGTGCTTACTGAAAATGGACCATTTGTAATAGGAAAGCAAAAGTATGATTTTGGTGAATCTAGTTTGTGGATTGCTGAGCAGTTTGCATTAGATGCGCAGGTGCTTAGTGCTTAAGGTCCAATTTGATGAAGGCCAAAGCATTGAGCAATTAGAGCTCTTGATGCTAAAGCCGCAAAAGCGGCGCAACATTTTAAGGTCGGTTATTCGTGATGTGCGTAAGTCTTCAAGAAAGCGAATACAAAAAGAACAGAGCTTATCCGGTCAAAGCTGGCAAGCACGAGCAAATGGCAAGAAAAAGAAAATGCTCGTTAAGCTTAAAAAGCATATGCAAATCAGGTTTGGCCCGAATAGAGCAAGTGTGTATTTCAAAAGTCCGTTAATAGCAAAAACGGCGGCAGCACATCAACAAGGTGCAACGCTAGAGCACACGCCTCGCAAATCGGGCAACCAGAATAAAGACGGTATGGCGACTAAAGTGATGGCAGTTGCATTGAGAAATGCAGGCTACAAAATCCCACGAAACAGAGGCAAAGGCTCTAAAAAGCCATCGTTGAAGTGGGTACAAACGAACCTTACACATAATCAAGCGGGGTTCATTTTACGAGAATTGAAGGGCGGCTCAGGCAAGAGCAAGTGGCAGATTGATTTGCCCGCCCGCTCATTTTTGGGTGAGTCTAAAAATGAGTTTAGAGATCACCAAAGCTTTATATTAAACAAAGCCATGCAAGTGGCGTAAGGACAAATTATGGCACAGGGAAAAGTTTCTGTTGCTGCACAGCAAACAGGCAGCGGCGCGGTAAAAGAGGTTGAAAGGTCGGTGTTATTCATTGGTGAAGCCCCAGCAAATAATGGGCAAATTCAACCGATTAATGCACAAAGTGATTTTGACGTGCTATTGGGTGAACCTGATTCGTTGTTAAAAACGCAAATTAAAGCATGGCTGCGTAATGGCGACGATTTAGTGAGTGGCTATGCTATCTCCCACGGTGCGGGCGACAACATTCATGCGCTGATTGACGAGGCGATGGATCAAAACATTAGCCCTGAACTCATTATTATCTGTTCACCAGTGACAGGCAAAGCCGAGGTTGAAGCTTATCAAGCCAAAGCGCTCGAAATCTTATCGGCTCACGCTCGGTTTATTCGGTTTTTGGTCGCAGCGCCAGGTCTTTCTGGAAATCAATCGTGGAGTGAATTAGTCACAGCTTTAAAGCCACTGATTGATGATGTGGTCGCGGACCGCGTTGGAGTAGTGCCGCTGCTGTTTGGTGATGAGCTTGGCGGGTTAGTGGGTCGTTTATGCAAACGCTCAGTTACAATCGCAGATAGCCCTATGCGCACACAAACGGGGGCTATGTCATTAATGCCATTACCAACAGACAAAAATGGTACGCCACTCACTAATTCAATTACTGCGGCGCTAGATAGTGCTCGATTTAGTTGTACTCAGTTTTATGCGGATTTTGACGGTGTGTATTTTGGCGACGCCAATTTACTCGATGCTGAAGGAGGCGATTACCAGAAGCTGGAAAATGCTCGTATTGTTGACATGGCCGCGCGCCAGGTGCGGATAAAAGCAATTTATGAAATCAAAAGTCGCCAACTGAACAACAGTCCGTCTGGCATTGCTTATGGCAAACGAAAATTAGGTAAACCGCTGCTTGATATGAGTAAGTCGGTAAATCTGGGCGCCGATAAATTCCCTGGCTTAATTGATGCCCCTACAGATGAAAGCATTAAATTGACTTTTTCGAACGAAACGACACTACAGGTCACACTAAAAGTGAAGCCAATAGAGTCGCCCAATACCATCATCGTCGGCATTATGCTTGACAAATAAGGAGATCAATAGATGACCAGAAAAGTACTAGGCGGAAAGGACTTTGATTGCTTCATGGGTGACTCTTTGGTGCACGTTACAGAAGCCAGTGTAAAAGTCACAGATGGCCGTAAAGTTAAAACGGTACGTGGTGTTCCAATGGGATGGATTGATGGCCCTGTGGAAGCAGAAGTGATATTAAAGCTTGATCACCAAAACTTCTTGTTACTACTTGCACAAGCTCAGCAAGCTGGCAGTTGGAAAGGCATAGAGCCGTTTGATGTGGCATTCACAGCAAGCGTTGCAGCAGGTGATTTAAATGTTGATGCCTTTGGTTGTATGCCTCAACTTGAAGAGCTTCTTAACATTAAAGCGGAAGGTGGTGAAGAGAACTTGTTCGCTGTTAAGTGCCTAATTACTTCCCCCGATTTTGTGCATATCAATGGCGTTCCTTACTTGGCGTCTGAAGAAGTGAGAAACCTATAATGCGTGGCCTAGGCAAACTTAGCCCGCAAGTTTTACTCAGTGCCATGGAATTGAGTAAACATAAGGTTTTTAAAGGTGAACTCAACTTAAACATTATTGGTATTCGTGCCACCAATACCCGAGCAAATACCTTTAATGACTTAATCTGTGTGCTGTATCAGAAAAATGACGAGTGGCACCTTAAACAATTCAAAGCCACAACCGATGCGGGCCTATATTGGCGTAAAAGCCCAATGAATATTGATGGCACGGCAGTCTTGGTACCAGGGCAACATCTTGGCCTTTGGACATTCGGTTTTCATCAAGGCAAGTACAAAGCGCTGGTGCAAAACAAACCTGTGATAGTACTTCGTGACAACGACAAAAACGCCGAATTAGAAACCGATGAAGCACAGGCCGAGCTGCAACTTGGTTACTTTGGTATTAATTGCCATCGAGCGAGTGCACACACCGAATCAAAGCAAGTTGATAAGTGGTCCGCGGGTTGCCAAGTATTCGCGAACCCAGACGACTTTGACGAATTTATTGAACTTTGTGTTCACTCTGCTTCTAGTTATGGCAACACTTTCAGCTATACGCTACTTGATCAAAACCAACTTAAAGAGAGCAAGGAAAATGCTTAATCAAAAAATTGTAATAGACACCGGTGAAACAGACTTTACGTTCAATGTGACGAGTCAGGCATACAATAAATATTTAAACAGTGCGACACCGACCAACAAAGTGCAGCCGGCGACCAACTTTTTGTTATCGACGGTTGAAGATTCGCAAACCAAAGAACTTAAAGAGCTAGTAAAACAGCCTGGCGCTGCATTCCACTTAGTCGGGTTAGTGGTTGATGAATATCAGCCAGAATTTAATTTCACTGTAAAAAAATCGAAGAGCGAGCCAAGCGAATAAAGCAAAACCGCTTAGATCAGTTACTTGCATATCACGCCAAACACTTTGGTAGCTTGCCAATAACTGATGAAACCTTGGCACAAGCGCTCTTTATTGAAACTCAGCAACAGGAGTTGCTAACCGTTGCAGTTAACAACGGTATTTGCATGGCGTTAAACGGCGACGAGTAGGGATACTATGAGTTCACTTAGTAAAATGGACAAGTTGCAATATTCGATTGGGTTGATTGATAAAGTCACAGGCCCAGTGAATAAGATCATGGCTAAAATAAACCAACTATGTGAACAAGCCGCCAGTGCTAAAGAGCAGTTATCAGGCGGATTAATGAGTGCAGCAGGTGGGGCCATGATGTTAGTTGGCTCGCTCAATCCTGCAATTGAAGCACAAGCCGCTTTGGGCGAAGCGCAATCGCTTGATGTATCTAACCAGGCTCTGACACAACTTAATAACACCGCAATGAATTTTGTGAGTAATTACGGCGGTAATACTGCTGAAGTTATTAGCAGTTCTTATGATATTCAATCGGCTATCAGTGGGCTAACTGGTAAAGAGCTTGCTCAGTTTACCGAGTCATCCGCCATTCTTGCCAAAGGCACAAAAAGTGACGCGGCAACCACCACCGATTATTTCGGTACCATGCATGGTATTTACCAAGACACAGCCAAAGAAGTTGGTAAATCTGAGTGGATACAAATGCTAACAGGGCAAACCGCCGCGTCAGTTCGTATGTTCAAAACTACGGGTTCTGAAATGGCGGGAGCTTTCAGCACGTTGGGTGCAGAGGCTAATTCCCACGGCATAACAATGAACGAGTCCATGGCTGTACTTGGTCAATTGCAAGCCACCATGTCGGGCAGTGAAGCGGGCACCAAATACCGTGCATTCCTTGGCGGAGTTGGTAAAGCACAGCAAAAGCTTGGTATTCAACTCACTGACGCACAGGGGCGTATGTTACCCATGGTTCAGGTGATGGACCGAATACATGAAAAGTTTGGGATCATTGACACCGTTGCAGAAAGTGACGCACTGCAAAAAGCGTTTGGTACCAAAGAAGCGGTGGCACTGATTAAACAACTTATGCCGCAAGTGGAACAGCTTGAAAATAATATTAACCAGCTCTCAAATATTTCAGACATGGGTGTCGCTGTCGAAATGGCTGATGCAATGGGCAGCGCATGGGATAGGTTTGGCGGCTCTCTCAATGCAGCTTTGGTTAGTATGGGTCAAGCCGTTTTGCCCATTGTTGAGCCTATTGTTGATATATTGGCCAAGCTTCTACAAGGGATAGTGTGGCTTACACAAGAGTTTCCTGTATTAACAGGCGTTGTTGGGGCGCTTGCAGTAGGGCTTATCGGTTTAACAGTGATCACAGGTACTGTTAACGCAGCAGTTGGGCTGTATCGTCTAACGATGTTGCAAGCGGGATATGCGACAAACTTATCTACCATATTTTCTAAAGCTTGGGCGGTAGCGCTTGCTGTGCAAAGTGCAGCGGTGCGAGCCGCAACATTTGCAGCGGCAAACTATGGCAATGCATTGTTATTTGCAGGTGGTATGTTGAGCCGTTTACAAAGTATGGGGGTTGTTGGCGTTTTGAGTTTAGTCACTGCAAAACTGGGAGCCGCAGCTACCGCAGCTTGGGCGTTTTCTGCCGCATTGTTTGCAAATCCGATAACGTGGATTGTCGTAGGGGTCGTTGCTGCAATCGCAGCCGTATCTGCGCTTGTATATTACTTCGATGAGATATCAGCAGCTTTTAGTGATTGGGCAGACAACTCAATGCTTTGGCAGGGTATGCGCGTAGCTTTTGATTTAATCACTTTGCCACTGCAAATCATATGGTATCTCGTGAAGTCCATTGGTTCTGCGATTTATGATTTTGTAGCCCCTGCATTTAGCGTTATTGGCGAGTTGGTCGGTACAGTGACAGGTTCTATAACTTCGGCATTTATGGCTGTGTATGAGCCTATCTCAGCGGTATTTTCTCGAATTGGAAAAATCATTTCAGGAGTATTTGAGGGAGTTTTCTCTACAATCAACACGTTCTTTAATTTTTTTGGGGATATAACCGCAAGTGTCACCGGCTTTTTGAAATCAGTTGCAGATAATGGCATTTTAAATATGGTGATTGACTTTTTCAGTGATGATGAAGAAGTGCAGAAAATCAGCCAGCAGCCAAGCTCAGCAGTGCAATCGTTAGAAAGCGCAACACAGATAAACTCTGTTATGCCGCAAGTTCAAAGTCATTCATCGCACAGTTTAGAGCAGGCACAATCTAACAATGTTGTGCAGTTCGCAAGCTTACAGTCTGCTAATACCTCAACCAATCGAGTACTTGAACAAGCACAAAGTGATGCTTTGTCTTCGCAATCGACTATTGTTTTTCCTAATAATGTTGTGGCACTTTCAAATGCTCAAGTATCTAACAATACAAGCCGTACTCAACAAAACTTTGCAGCGGTAGATCAACCACAGACTGCGAATTTTACTAACACACCAATTTCAAAAGTTAGTGAAGTAAACCAAGCGCTTTCAAGCGGCGTGATACCGCTAAATGCACAAGTTCTATCTAACAATAATGTAGCTAATAGCAATCATCATGCAGTAGGGGCAGAACAAGCTTTAACACAAAATACGCAATTGGCTTATTTAGATCACGCAATTACCAACAATGCCCAAAGCCAGGTTCTTGAACAAAGTGCTCAGTCATTAGAGCAAGAGCAAATCGAGCTAAACAGCACCTATGTTGCCAAGCCAAAGCGCTCAGCATTTTTACAGCAGCTTGCTAAAACAAACAATATCAGTACCAGCAATGCAAGCAGTGACAACTCTAAGAATGTGCACATCGATAACTTAACGGTCAAAACCGATGACATAGCCCGCACCTTTGAAGATGTAATGGAGTTAGCGTCATGATGACATTTGACGAGATCCAGTTGCATATAGATTTAAACGTTGTCGATGGGGACTTTGTGTTCAATGACTCGCTGAGCCCTGCAACACTCAAGAAAGCCGATGTAATCGCACAAGATATAAAGCACCGAGTATTGGAAAGTGGGTTACTAGTAAAGTTGATAGGACTTAGAAACCAAAACGGTATTAAGCCGATATTGACGGAGCTTGAATTGCTAGTAGAACAAGACAATCGATTAAAACCAGGTTCAATCAACATAATAAAAAACGATAACGGATTATCAATTGAAGCTAAAACCAGGCAGTACGGGGGCAATCATGAAATTTAAGTCCCTGATGGAAAAAGCGGGTTTACCACTTACAGAAGAAAAAGCAGCCGAGCAATGGCGTGAAGAACTTAAAAAACAGAATATTACAGTAGCAAATGAGTCACCATTTGGCCCTTTCTGGCGCACTATTGAAGCGCTGATCACCAAGCCTGTCGTTAAGCTGTTTGTGTGGATTGCTGAACGCGTTATGCCTAATTTATTTATTATGACAGCTAGTCGTGATGCACTGATTGAAAAACATGGGCCAAGCCGACGTGTGTTTATTCAAACAGGAATAAAAGCGCGTGGTTTACTGACTTTTTCACGCTCAAATAGCGAGGGAGAAAGTTCAGTTGTTGCAGGCACGGTGATCACTACGAATGTGATTGGCTCAAAAACCTACGAACTAATACTATTACAAGACGTTATTTTTAATGATGGGGTTAGCACCGTTAATGCACTTGCGGAATCAAGCGAAGTAGGGAGCGCATTTAACCTACCAGCCAATTCGTACCGTTATTTTTTAGAGCAGCAAGATGGGATCACAGTTACCAATTGTGATGACTGGCTTCTATTACCTGGCACAGACGAAGAAGACACGGAAAGCTATCGCAATCGTATTCGTAATGTGTTCGGAACCGCAGCGCGTTGGCATACAAACGATGTGTATAAACAAATCATTGCAGGATTCCATGTGCCCATTGATAACATTGAGATTAAGACAAATGGGCCTCGCGGACCAGGTACCGCAAATGTGTATATTTATTTAGATGTTGGCACGGTACCAAGTGCATTACTAGAAACAATCAACCGCCATATTCGTGAAGGTGGACACCATGGGCTTGGTGATGATGTGATTGTATATGCAATGCCAACGCAAACACTCAATGTATCTGTTGTTTATACACTGCATACTGACAGTGATATTCACTCTCAGATAACCAGTTTTATAGAGTCTGCATTTCGAAAAAACGCGGCGTACAAGCCAACACGTGTTACGCATAATTCGGTGTTCTCAATCAGTCGGTTGATCAGCGAGTTACACGAAGAATTTGAACAGCTCAAATCTATTCGAATCAATATCGACGATATTCACCCGCAAAATTGGTTGCCTACTTTGGGAAGTCTGGAGGTGGCTCGTGGCTAATCAAATTGCAACTTGGCTAAATAAAGGCTATGCAGAAAAGCTAGTAAAAGCTGCCACCGGCTACTGGAATAAAACCAGTGAGTTTGTCATGTGGGCGGTGAACCAAAAAGATGAACAGCAGAACGAAGAACCTATTTTGAGCTTTTTGGCTTGGGAACGATTGACTGACCGATTGCATGACGAGCCTTTAGAGCTTTATAGAAAGCGTGTTCAACATGCGCTCGTAAACACAATAGACGCGGGCGAGTTTGCGAGCATTAAAGACATTTTTGCGCGCCTTGGCATTGAAGTGATCAAAGTAAGTGAACGATTAGATGGCAGAGACTGGGACATCATTGCCATTGATTTAACAGACAATGCGCTGGCTAATAACAACAATTTATTACCAGAGCTAATACAGCTCTACGGGCGTACATGCAGACGCTATGAATTGACTGTACACAATAAAGCAGAAGTGTCACTGTCACTTGGTGGAACACATGTGCAGTGGGACAACTGTTACGTACCGCATGCATTGCATTTGCAAGCCAACAATCAAGCCACACAGCAATACAGTCATGGTTTTATATCACTACAAAATGAATCAAGCACAACGCCTGTATTACCACTAAAACATGATGTTGAGCACTTGTTCGATATGGAATGTTTAAACTGTTTTTTAGGGCTAGATAACCGTGTTGTAACTACATCACTTTTGCCAACTGATTTTAATGTACAGCACAGTTTAGAAGCACAACCGAAATATGGATTTATCAGCAAGGAGGGTGGCGTAAGCCAGGCGACACTATGAGCCAAATAATAACAGGGATTATTACCAACGCAGGAAAGGCGCACATAGCAACAAGTGCATTGAACAATCAGGGTTTAAACGTCACTGAAATGGTGTTTGCAAACATCCCAAACTTGAATGAACACGCGACACGAAACCCCAATGAAGGTATGCCGCCGTCACTGCAAATTGTTCATCGTCGAGCAATAGATGTTGAAGGCAAGGTAGATGAGAACACAGTATCTTGGGCTGTAATTTTAGAGCAAGACATTGGCGATTTTGATTACAACTGGTTAGGGCTCGTTACAGACGCCGGCTTGCTTTTGGCTGTTGATTACTTGCCCATGCAGCGTAAACGTAAAGGCGTTAACAACGTGCACAACCGTTCGTTTGTGCTCAAGTTTGCAGCCGCCGCAGCACTTTCTCGAATTACGATACCCGCACAAGCATGGATGTTTGATTATAGCCCGCAAATAGACGCATTGAATGAAGATGTACTGACGATTGCAATTAGTGCAGTAAAAGGGCTAATCAGACATGTAAAAGCAATTCACAAGGAAAACAACATATGAGTGAGTTACAAAAACTAGTAAATACTGTAGAGCTGTTAGTTGATACAGTTGAAGAGCATACGCCTAAGATTCAGCAGTCATTAGCTGAAAGCGCACAAAAAATTGCAGATAAAGAGCAGCAAGTCGATGCTTTTTTAGCAAACGCTCGTCCAGAGCAGAGAATTGTACAAGACATCACTATTGGAGGCAGCGCTGATTACTTTTACCCCGTCTGGTTTACCATGCCCGATAATGAGTTTGGCACCGCACGATTAGAGATACATCGATTTTATGCTTGGAATGGCGCTGAAGGTGAACGCCCATTAACACCGCTTTCAAATCATCAGGCATCACTGAATCTAGAACTTGAAGGGTCCAGTAATAAATCAGGTGGTGATGCCAATTTCCTGATGATAAAACGTTTTTCAGAGCGCTATAACATGACATCGAGTCATGTAGCATTTCAAATGTTTGCAACGCAAAGGTTGATTGACGTTACCAAGCCTGCTTTCAACAATTTGGCAGACGGGACGTTTGATGCCCTTTCAAATAAATTTAGCGGAATCTATCTACGCGGGGGTGGGCTGACATATCGATTTACTAAAAATTGGGCCGGTGACATTAATTTCTATGATGAACACACACCAATTGAATTGGAAAATTTTGGTGCGACGGCGAATGCCAAATTAACTGTTGCCCCTATCCCTATTGCTGAGCGCATTGAGCCCAATGCCACCCTTGTTCCATATGAAAAATTATTAACAGGAGCCACGGCATGATAATCCGCAATATCACGATTAAGGGGCATGACTATATTAATGTGCCAGCTAACACTGAAACGTTGATCGAAATGGGGCTGAATGAGCAAGAAGCCGCCGCAGAAGTCAATAAAGCTAAAGTGGCGTTAGCTATGGAAGCGAGAAAGCGCGCGTATCACTTAGAGTCTGACCCTTTATTTATCGAAGCGATACGAAAAGAGGCCATGGGCGATTTGGATGGTGCAGCAGTCGCCCGTAATTTGGCTGTCAGCCTCGTTGAGCAGATTAAGTCTCGTTACCCAGTAGTTGACAATGCATAGCCTCACTGTGTGCTTTCATCAAGTGGTTGCCCCATGCTCCATGCATGAGGGCGCACTGAAACTGTCTAATGCGATTATTGATGACACGCGAATTGGGAAACCAAACAACTATTTCTCATTGTTAATTTCTGCCAGTGCAGATAACGCTGATTCATTTGTTGCGCAGCTTGAAGCATTCAATGTGTATTGCCCAATTCCTGAATTCATAACCAGCAACGAGTATGCGAAAAGTACAATGGTAATGGATGAGGACAAATACCACATATATGACGGTCAAAGTATAGAGTGGCGTCAGATGAGTTTACAGAGTTTGTGGCCTTTGCAGCAAAAGCAAATCAGCGATGAGCTAGCAGAAGTAAACGAGCGAGCCCAAAGTTTGATCACAAATATTGACGATGCTCTGGCTGAATCGGTTGAGTTAAAAGCAGTAAGAGGGGAGCGTTTAGCTCAGTCATTTTCACCCAATAGCACAGGGATTAGGTCTCAATTATTTACAGGCTCTAGCGCAGAAGCACTGGCTCGTCAGGTTCAACAGCAAGGTGATGATTCAGAGTATTGGGCGCTGTGTTTATTCGTGGGTGAAATGGATGAATTGAATCAAATCAGGGATGTATTGTGATTTCATTAGATGGCTGGCAAGTACCAGGTTATGACACGAAAGTAAGCGCGGGTGTGAAGCTCGCAGGTTCCGACTTGTCAGGCTTCGGCTCATTTTCATTGAGCGCAGACAATGGTGTAAAGCCAGGTATTTTGAACGTTAAAACAAAAATCGCATTTGTCGATAGCAACGAACTTGCATCGCTTATCACAAAAGCCAAAGCGCTAGACGAAAACGGTGCACGAACAGTCTATACAATTAACAGTGACTTGGCTGAAGCATATAAAATCCGAAAAGCGAAATTTGACGGTGAAGTTAAATCAACGGAGCTTGAAGACGCAAAGGGGTGGCAGGTGTCTTTTAAACTGCTTGAAGTGCGTTCGGTATCAGAGCGTGAACAACAGCAACTAGACGAAACATCGAATCAAGCGAGTGAGCAGCAAGCAACTGATTCACAGACCCAAATACAGCAGCAATTCGAACAAATAGACGGGCCGTAACATGGACATGCGTTTATCTGATTCACTTCATATTGGCGGTTTGTCTGTAACAACGGTCATCAATAAACAAGTGCAACTAGATTTGAATAGTGCTGGTCGTGCCCGCTTTGAAGTCATTACAGAGTTAGAGCCTGTAGGGTTGGTGGAATTACATTTGGGCTATGAAGTATCAAATATGAAGCCCTACTTCTTGGGTGTAATTGAATCAAAATACTTTGCAAACGGACGTTGGTATTTAACGTGTAGAGAATTGTTAGGTGCACTAGCATTCTCAAAGCCATTTTCACTGCGTCATCCGACTATCGCGCAAGTGCTGGATGAGTTAGACGAAAACATAGAATTTGTGACACCAGCAGCCGATTACATGCAAATCAAAGTCCCTATGTTTTGTCATGCTGGCACAGGCATTGAAGCACTTAGAGAAATAGGTCGCGTTTGGCAAATCCCTCATTATATTTTTCAACAAAGGCCGGACGGCAAGGTTTACGTTGGCAGCTGGCAGGATAGTCGCTGGGCGCAGTTAACCATCAATGATTTTCCTGAGCATTCGCTAAAAGCTAGTAGCTCAACAACTGGCGAAGTGATAGCTATTCCCAAATTAAGACCAGGATTAAAACTCAATGGGCGTTACATAAATGAAGTAACGTTAAGCAACGACAGGATGCAAATACGATGGTCAAACAAGCTATTAAGCGGCTAATACAGCGCTATTATCCAGAATTAAGCGAGCGCAAGCATTTACCGCAGCTTGCGCGTATCGAAAAAATCTACGATTTACCAAGCAATGGCAGCAGGATAAGTACAGCGTTCAGGCCACACAAAGCGGTTGATATACAATTGTTGGACCCAGTCACGCATGAACCAACTAATACGCCGGTATTCGAACAAATCACGTTAGCAACGGGCCAGGCGAGTAATATGGGTTTAGTTAATGAACCCAAGCCGAGTATGCATTGCCTAGTGCAATATATTGATGGATTAAATAGCTACCCAGTGATCACATGTTTGTTGCCATGGGGGGCGCTGGTACCAGAGCAAAAACATACTGATGTTGGTATTAGACAAAGTTCTCGAGCACAAATTCAAGGGCGCGATGGCAACTGGAAAATTGAAAGCGATGATTCCATTATTCAAGTTAGTGATTCAAGCACAGTCCAAGCCCGCAAACGGGTAGAGCAATTTCATGTTAAACAATCAACGATAGCAACGCATGAAACAAATCAAGTCGATGGCAATCAAGTAAATGAAATCATGGGGGCATTAAAAACAGTTGTAGGTGAAAAAGCGTTGATTACAGCTTTAGAGGGCTTGCTCCTTGGTAGTCAAAAACAAATTGACATCAAGGCCCATGAGAGTTTAAACATAGAATCACTTCAGGTGCTCCACGCTAAAGCAACAGAACTAGCAAAAGTAGAGGGGGAGCAAGTTTGGCTTGGAGATGAATCTGTCAACATAGTGCAAATATTGCTTGAACTGATCGAGTTGGTTAAATCACTAAGTAACGACTTAGCGTCACATGGACATAAAGACCAGGGGGCAGGCCCGCCAATTACTAATAGTACGTTCGATGACCATAAAGACAGTGCAGAGTCTTTGTTGAGTGCTTTAGAGCCTATAGTAGCTAGGTAAAGAATTGGATGTGTATAAAACTGTGTATATAAAAATAAATTTATCTAATTAAATGTTATTATAAACAATTAATTAGGTTGCTCATCTCATAGTCATGCCAATAGATAGTTGGTATATTTTCAACATTTTCTTTTGTATGTAATTTATTGTTTTCTTTCATAAAGTCGTGAGCTATCTATTGTGCTGTAATGATTGGTTTCTAACGCAGGCATAGTATCACATTTGAAAATTAGCTTCGATTCATAAGTTGGCGTAATTTGCGTTGAAGAATGTAGCTCGCTTTACTCGGCAAGTGAGCTATCTATCGATAGCTCTGCTTAATGGAGTTTGATGCAGGGTATAATGCTATGTGGGCCTTCCGCCCAGACAATGAGGATTGGCCACGTTTGATAAAAGTGATAGGGTTGGTGTTTCCCTATGTAGAACAATAACAAAGGGAGTTGGTAAGTAATAAAAATTAAATAAAAACTCACTCCTCACTAGGACATTCAAGCTGGCTAGGTGGGATCTATGGGGCTGAATTATTGGCAACAAGATGGCTTGTGGGGCGGATGGCTCGAGGACAATCTGCAAATGAAGAAGTTAATATCGATACTTATTCTTTCTGTTTTTACTTTCTATGGCGTTTACCTAGCTTGGTTTTCTATCAGTATGAATACTCTGGAAAGACTGGGCGCGCTAGGAAGCTGGATTGGTGGTTTCTCTGCTCTGGCAGCACTAATCTTTGCATTTAATGAATATAGCAATGCGCAAATACGTGAGGCTTTTCCTCAAAGGTATCATATGGTTTGTAAAGTACTACCAGAGCTAAATGCAAATTGGAGAGACTTGTTTGTTAAGTTTTTGGATATTGCGATTAGAGTTAAAATCTATAGACAAAAAGTAGATGAACGCAATAAATTTGAAAACATGTTGTCGAAAAATACAGCTGAACGAACTGAGCAAGAACTGAAGCAAAGCTCGCGGCTGGCAGATGAGTGTGAAAAATATTATCAGGAAGTTGTAGTCAAAAAATATAATGAATTAAAAACGATAAGTGACTCGTTTACTGAGAGTGCTCATGAGTTTCAAGACTACTTCAATAAAATTCGGTTTTCTTCTAATTACTATTTCAAAATAATTGAATCAGATTTCGATTCTTTCAAAAAATTAGTTGATGAAGCGATTAGCTCTCAAAAATACATAAAATCTGAATTTGATAGCATACAAATGAAAGCAGGTTTTGAGCTCCTTAGTTCAGCTAATATTGATAAAGAACAAAGTAAATCAATGGTAGAAGAGTTGATGAAAGATATCAAAATCGAAGACTTTGAAGGGGGAGAGGACGCCAGTGAGATTAGATTATTGTTGCAAGCTTACATACCTCTTATGAATATTAAAAAGGGTTTTTTCGAAGTGTTGTCACAAAAGCTCGAAATAAATAAGCTTAATTTTGATTGAAATTAGTAACAGTCAAATATCGACTCAACAATAAGGCTCGTAAATTGCGCAATAAACTATTCGGTACAAAAAGTAACACTATTCCTGTCGTTTTTTTAGAACCTAGCAGTATACTAGGTACCTTATATGGGAATTGCGGTTCTCGTCATTTTTAACGTGTTGAAGTGTTATGAAGCTGAAAAAAAAGAACTTAAAAAAACTGTCTATGAAAGACCTAAAGCAAGTTGTTGGTGGTAACGGTGTGACCACTGTTGGTAGCATTGATATTACAACTGCAAGGGGGGATGAGCCTCCCGCAGGTTAACGTCCTCTCAATAAAGGGGTTTGTATTAGGATCTTTAATTGAGCATTAATCGATAACTCGCATATCTATTGAAGTGTCGAGCTTTCTTGCTCGACCTTTATATTCCTATAGCTTCGATACGCTTTTGATGTCGTTGTTGACATACTCCTTTCTCAAAGTAGTAATTCAAATCATTCGTTATATTTGCAGTTCTGCATATGAGCAATCTTCTGATAGCTCCTCTACCACTAAACGCCGTGATTTTACACAGAGAGTCATTTTGCCATACACAGCTTTTCAATAAAGTCGTGAAAAGAATGAAGTCGAGTATTTGAAAGTAGTCTCATGGCATTTTCCACTCTCAATAAAAAATCGAAAATATAGAGAACAAAAGACCTAGGAAAGCCTTAAACTATATCTTTCTTTACATTTAGAATATTTTCAAGCAAATGCTTGGTACAGCTTTGATGGCTTCGACAGTGCCCAATATATCAAAAATTACAGATAAAAAGGTGTCTGAGGTAGGTATGTCGAGCATAATAAAAGTAGAGTGCATAAATGTGACTCATAAGTCCGCATCAATTTATACTAATTTCAATGTCAAATACTGCTCAATTTATATGTCACTTTAAAAGGTGGTTTTAGAGAAGTTTACACCGATTTATGCAGCGCATTGAGTATTATTTTAGCGCAATGGGCTAAACTAAGAGCGAAGTGTTTTAGCACGTTTTTAAATTAAAGCAGGGATGGAGTTAAGGGGAGGTGTAAAATGGTGCACTGAAAAAGCGCTCAATGCACCAAGAACAATTTTTATTTAAAAGCTAAAGCTGACTTTCGCGTAATACGTCATTCCATCAAAGCCATATGGTAGAGCTCTAAGTGGATAGCGCATTGCACCATTGGTAATGAAGTTTAAGACCTCATCTTCTCCAAGTTCATCAGGCGTCTCATCAAAGATGTTATCAACCCCGACAGACAAGTTGAGGTTTTCAGTCAATTCATATCCGAAGTTCACATCGACTAAGACCGCTGACTCCACGACACTTGTTTGTTGCCAGCTATTAGTTGGTGATAAAAAGTCTGGTAGCACAATGTGTCTGCCAGCAAAGTAGCTCACTTCCGTCTCACCAAAGTAATTAAATCTTAGCAAAGATGACCATTGTTCTGTTTGGTAATCAAACGTCAAAGTGGCACGCTCTTGTGGTTGACCATGAGTCAAAAATGAGCGACGTTGTTCATCAAGAGCAATGGTATCAGGAATACCTTCGGGAGAGTTAACTCTGTCGATGGTCGTTTCATTTTTATTGGCTGCAAAGGTAATTTCAAGCTCGCCATTACCGAAATCCGTATTGTATGACGCAATTAAATCAACCCCTTTGGTGGTTGAATCTAAGGAGTTTGAGAAGAAATTTCCTTGAACAGCGCCGGTTGCTTTTAATGCGGTATTTGCGTCGGCAAAGTTTGTGAGTTCCTCGCTGTCAGCGCCGATGAAGCTACCTAAGTTAATTCTGTCGTAAATTTTGATTTGATAGAAATCTAAAGTTAGCGATAAGTTGCCGCTCACATCCCAGGCTAAACCCAAGTTGTAGTTGTCTGATGACTCAAGTTTTAACCCGTCTATTCCAAGTGCAGAAGGGAAGGGTGATCCAGCCGTAGCAGTATATGATGTTGCTAAAGAACCATCGCCCCCTAATGTCGTCGTAAATGCTGTATATCCAGACTGTTGTAAAGATGGCGCTCGAAAGCCCGTTGAGGCTGCCGCACGAACAGCTAAGTCTTCAGTTACTTCGTAACGACTTGCCAATTTCCAAATAGTGTCGTCGCCTGAATCAGACACATCTTCATACCTTAATGCTGCACTGACCAACCAATTTTCATTGAGTAGAGTTTCAGCTTCCACGTAAATAGCATGGCTAGAGCGATCAGCACTGTTTGCTGCATCAGGTCTTAACCCCTGATAAGCTTGAAAACCGCAGTCAGCAAAAACATCTGGGTTTATTACAGAGGCAAAAGAACGCTCAGCGTTAGAGGCGCCGCAGGCGTATGAAGCGACTTCACCTGGTACGATTTGGTAGTTTTCTTTGCGATATTCAGCTCCGATAGATAGGTAGATAGGCTCTGCATTGTCTCTGTCTATCACGCCATTGATATCTAGATTTGTTGTCCATTGATCAAAACGGAATCCTCCAGAGTATCCACCTCTCGGTCCCGCATTATCGGCGATATCTTGACTACTGGCATTGGGGTTATTTGCTAAGTATTCAGCGGCATAAGACGCATTGATGGTATTTGACGAAGAATAGTCATATTGGTTTTCGCCATACACAGTGGACAAGTCAAAGTTCCAATCTGGATTGATGTCTCCTTTTAGTCCCACTGCAAAGGAGATATCTTCCGCTTCATTGTCAATGCGAGGTAAAAAACCGTCAGGATAAACCTGTGGGACATTGCGTTCTGCGCGATCAAAGTCACGATAAAAGCCGTTACCTAGTGCCGTTCTGTTTGAGTAACCTGCAAATGAATAGAGCTCTTTATCTCCCACTGGCAGTGCTGCGTTGTAGAAAATAGACATAAATTCACTGTCTGAATTTCCTTGACGCCAGCGAACAGTGTCCGATAGATTGCCTTTTGCAATTGTGGAGGAGCCGCCTGTATCTCTTTCTGCTCTGTTCGTACCGTCGGCATCTCTGTACTCTAAAGATACGTTGATAAAGCCGCCTTCATTGCCAATATCAAAGCCTCGGTTTAACCCAAATGCATAAGTGTCTCCATCACCCTCACCAGTAGAGCTGCCTTGGAAAAAGCCAGTCGTCACGCCTGTTGAGTCATTCAAAGATAAGTTAATAACGCCTGCAATGGCATCAGAACCATATCTTGCCGCAGCACCATCACGCAAAATCTCAACATTTTTTAGTGCCATCATAGGGATGGAATTCATATCAGTTCCCGCAGCGCCCGCGCCTACAGTTCCCGACAACCCGAAGATGGCTTGAGTGTGTCTTCTTTTTCCGTTGATAAGTACTAATGTTTGGTCTGGCTGTAAGCCCCTTAAAGTTGCTGGACGGAACAAATCCGAGCCATCAGATACTTGAGTTCTACTAAAATTAAAAGACGGGGCAATAGATTGAAGGCTTTGCCCTAGTTCTGTGAAACCACCTTTGTTGAGTTGTTCAGTATCTAAGATATCAATTGGAGAGGTTGACTCGGTGGCAGTACGGTTTGAAACTTTTGAACCGAGGACTGAAATTGTTTCAATTTTTTCTTCGGTTGGCTCATTGGCTTGCGCCATCGTGGTACTTGCCAATAGTGCTAATGCTATTGGCGATAGCTTGAGAGATCCTGTCAT